CGCCGTTTTTATACAAAGAACGAGAGAGACACGATTCACATCGCGCCTCTCCCTGGCAAAAAAAACATATAGCACGACTTAGTTATATTCTCGCGTAAACTCCCAGGAAACTTAAAAAAGGAAAAACCTACGGTCAGCCATATATTTCAGTCCGTAACTCATCGTCTGCTTCTTTTTCTCGCTTCCTGCTCCAGTATGCCGACCAACCGGCTGCCCTCTATCTCAAATCTCACCTTACCGTTCCCACCCGTCAGCGCACCGGCAAGGTTGCTCTGTTGCGCCTTGTTGAGGATCAACTCGCCACTATTAACTCTTGCCAGTACATTGTCGCCACTGAATGAACTGCCCCCTACAATGCCACCCGTTGCGAACTTGGGTAGGTTCATCAGCGCGCCCATGATCGAGAGAACGGCACCTGCTGCGAGAACCGGGCCGACGATGGGGATTCCCGCCACTGCAGCCGCGCCGCCGGATGCCGCCACGGATGCGTTGGCGTTCGCAAGTCCCATCAGCGCCGGTATGGACCTACCTACCGTGGAGACGACGTTTGCGCCCCACTGCAGCCACTGTCCAGCGTTTCCCCCCAGTACGTCGCCCATGCCGTAGAGGGCATCGGATACGCCGTACACCGTCTCCATGAGATCTCTATTTTTATCCGCCACGTCGTTAAGGTATGCGGTATATGATTTGGCTTCTTTCGGCACCTGGATCACTCCGCTCATATCCACGTGTGGTACATCGATCTTACCGCTCACTTCCGCAAATTTATCCACCGGCTCGATATTTCCGACTCCTCCCGGGTATTTGAACCCTATCTCGATAAACGCCTTTTTTGCCTCCAGCACTTTGATCAGTTCGTCGGCGGACCGTCTTGCCTCATCCGTTGTGGCGTCGAGGAAGTTCTTCCGGGCGGCGGAGATCTGTTTTTCCAGCTCCGCGATTGATCCTGTAGGTACGATATCGACCTCGACTTTCGGGGATCCTTCTTCTCCTGATTTCAACTGCGACGCTATCTGTTTTTCAAGGCGCGGCTTTGCCTTGTTGATATCCATCGTGAGTCTTTCCACCTGCTGACCGGTCTCCTGGTATTCTTTCACCAAGTTGGTTAGCTCTCCCAATTCGGTGTCTTTCATCTTCTCAAGCAACGCATTGACGAGAATGGCGGACTTGTATTGTGCATTTAATTTGTCGAGCGCAGGTTGAAACTCCGATTGATCCACTCGTGTGACCCTGCTTTTACTTTGCTTACCGTATGCGTTACTTACCCCGGTATACTCGTACGTTGTTTTAGTAGCATCCTTTTCGGCTTGTTTTACCGCTTTTAGATATTCACCATAGTTGGTTTTTGCTTTCTTTTTCAACTCCTCCCTGTCCGCCCCTTGCACGTCGAGCAATATTGTGTTTGTCAAGTCTTCGACGCTGATAAATCCCGGTTTTAAAGTGCTGTATGACGCCGTTATGTCTTTCGCGGCGGTCAGCAAATCGTTTTGTAGCGCCGCCGAATAGCCCCTCATTTCATCGATTGACGTTTGCCAATCATTGATCGCCTTTCGTCTTTCTTCCGGGCTTAGTTCCCTGTCGTAAGCGTCGGCTCTTGCTGTCGTAATTTGATACTGTGTTTTGGACACTCCGAGACCATAAGCATTCTGAGTGTTCCACAGTTGGTCGAGTGCAGCTTGAGCGTTCTTTGCCCGATTATAAACATCATCCAATCCGTTGATGAAGTTAGAAAAGTCACCAGTCGCAACGGCTTTAAACAATTGGTCGACCGACGCTTTGGCCGCGCCAACAGCATTCGCAAATCCATCAGCAGTTGTTTGCGAATTATCAATTATCCCTTTAAAAGCCGCACCCGCTGCGGTTGCTAATCCAAACCCGCCGATCAGCTTGGTTAATCCTCCACCGACTAATTTACCGAGTTTATCCTCCAATCCGGATGCAGATCCACCGGACCGTTTTACCTGTTCTTCGAAATCTTTCAGTCCTTTCTTGCTCTTGTCGAGCCTATCACTGAACTGTTTGTCGTTCAGTAATATTCTTGTCATCAAATCTGCCATAAATAATAAATTTAAATTTTTGTTCAATTCAAGCCCGGGGTGCATATTGCCGCCTCGAACTGATCCCTGTTAAAAGGTTTGATTATCACCCAGAACGCACCGTTCACGAACACCACATCACAATCTAAAAAGGCAGAAGCCTTGTAATAAACGTGAAGCGCATGCACGAGCGTTTTGAAATTTAGTTCACCCGTGGCCCGTGATGGATCCTGCATCAAATTCCTTGTGATCGTCTCGCTGAGCGTCACCGCCTGCACCTGGTTTAGGAGTTTTTCGAAAGTCTTGCCGATATACTCCGCCATACCGCTCTGATATTTTATCATATTTATCCATTTTTAAGTGTTATAAACCCGTCCTATTCTCACGAACCGGAGCGGGAATTTTGAAACAGAATAATATTGTTATTTTGTTGAATAAATAGAGAAAGACTCCGAACGGATAAAACCCATATCCCAGTATGAATTGACCGTCAATATCACCATTCCCGTGGTGGCCAGAGTGTAGGGATCCGCGATCAGCTCGGCCGCACCCCACTGCCCTACAAAGTAGTCGGCCCAATTACCGAACACGATTCCGTACTCGTCCGATGCTACCCCCATCTCACTGGGGATGTTGTTCGTCCGGTATGCCGGGTAACCGTTAAGCCCGGTCTCGGCGATGAACCCTCCGGCTCCGGAGGCATCTTTTAGCCGGCTCTTCAAGGTGCCGAAAATTGACGGGTGTGTGATATAAGCCACATTCCCCATGAGCGAATTGGCCAGGTCCGCGTCTGTTTCCAGCTTGACAACATTTGCCCACGTCAGATCGCCCAGACTCTCCGCGTCGTCAAACATGCCGTCGGGAACGTTCGTAACACCCGCGGATGCGCTGAACGCCGCCTCCTCCACCTTATGCAGGATGGCGGACGACAGGAGTGTCCGGAGGTAATTTTCTATCCCGGTGCCGTCCTGCGCGAGCAGTTGTTTCGAGATAAGGACTTTCGCGGTTAGGCGTTTGGGGGTAAACAAAGGGCCCTTCTGTGTTTCTCCGGCTCCGTCGGATGCCGCTTCATTTTCGCCTGCCCACGCGACGCTAACTGACGTAAGCTTCGGAAAACGTACGTCGTGAGTTAATCCCGTCATGACCGTAGCTCCCGCTTTGGCCAAAACCAGACTGTCCTCCAGCGGGAGTAATAAACCCTGCTTATCTTCTTGCATTATCGGAGAACCTCCCGCGGTTAGTGCCGCACGTGTTGAAATAGGTATGAGGGTGCAGTTTGTGGCCGCATTGATTCCCCTGATGCGGTAATGTCTTTCACTTAACTGTGGATCGACAGTTGCGCGTCTTTCCATTTGGGCAAGGATTGCCTCTCTGATTGAAAATTTTTCTTTATTCATAAGATTTACTATTTAAAAAATTAAACTGCTTCTGCTTCGTTTTCCATCTGCTCTCTCGTCCAGGCAATCGCCTGTTTCATCTGCTGCTGACTGATAGCATCCACGAAGTCATCAAACGTAATCGTTGCTTCTTGTGTTGCTCCATGTGCTCCCGAGAGCAACATCGCGTACAGGAATATCACCCAGTCGGACGTACACGCCAGTGTAAAGGGTTTGTCGGCTATTTTCTCGAACAGCACGATTGCACGGATGTTGTACTTCAAATGATAGCTTTTGCCGGCCAGATCCATGGCCCCGTTTGAAAATTGTTTTGTCTTCATTTTTTTTTAATTTATTTGGTCAATCCATTTATTTAATTCTGCGTAGTAGTCGGCCAGTTCTTCTGACTTTTCTTTTCTCTCCATTGCCCTGGCTGAAACGGTGGTTTTCGAATAGGCGGCATCGTACACCGGCGAAACATCGAAGAGCTCATCGAATTTCTTGATCGTCCGCCTGGTCTTTGTGCCTACCTTTTCCCAGAGATCCTCTTTGACCGTGAAGGCGAAAGATGATTCAGATACTTCTCCGCGTTTCAGGTACTCCAGCAGTTCGTCGCCCAATGCCGTGTTGGGGGCGTCGAACGAATAGAGTAGCCCTTTGCTGTCAATCTCCAGCTTTAGCGTTCCCTTGCCGGATTTGCACCTTGCAAGGATGCCCCGGCTCGAGTCGTGGTTGAGCAGAGCGAATACATTGCTTTTTTCTATCACACCATCCAGGGCGCCGGGAAGAATAACCTCCTCGAAATCCAGCGCGTCACTGGGGGTGTTGAAAAGAAGGGCGTACCCCTCGACCCTCCGGCCGGATTCCTTTCCTTTGCTGCCGGTTCCGATTCTTACTTCGGAGCCGGTCAGCCTGATTTCAGTTTCTGTTTTTTTGTTCATCGTTTAAAAAATTAATATTATCATTTTGATACTTTTTAACTAAAAAATGGATTTTTGAAAAAATGCCGTGCGTGTGAAATCGACTGGGTGGGGGTTTCAGCCGATGCTTTTCTGCAAATTTTAGGGGGTTACCTTAATTAATGTTAAATTTCTCATACGTCAACTATCATTTTGTCAATACCGGTATTTCATTTTGTTTTTTCGTTGTCGCTCCCGAAAGTAACCGGATCAATCTCACCGCGGGCGAGTATCTGCCTTTCCAGCGCCTTATCCATTTTAGCCGACCACATCAGATTATCGAATCTGTACATGAATAGATCAATGGTCTCTTCCTCACTCGCCCCCTTCGCGTGTTTATCCCGAATTACATATTCATAAGATTCATGCAGTACATCCTCGCTGTTATAGCCCCTGAAGGTCCTGCAGGGCGTTTCCTTTACCATTGCCATCCCCCGGAGTTTATCCCAGTTCTTCGCCAGGATATCACTGCACCGTTGGTCTGGTTCGATGGCAAGGATCTTCTTAGGCACTAAACACTTCTTAGGTATCGGCCTGCGAGGTTCCTCGGCCAATCTCTCAGCCACGTTGGCGAGATCCACCTGTACTCTCTCCGGTTTTAGATGACCGAACAGGCGTTCCATCAGCTGATCCTCTTTTGTTTTCTTTTTCGCCATCGACTGGGTTTATAAAAGAGCCGGTCGCAAGCTGTGAGCTACTTACTCCCGGCTCACGAACTTCACTTGAATAAGGGCAAAATGCTCACAAATAAGGTCTTCTCATCCATCCGGTGATCCAGCCCGCCTCCCATCATGAAAAGCTGGCGCATGAATAATTGTCGATCTAACACTTTACCCTCCTTTGCGTAGACCATGGCCAGCTCCTGGAAGTTCCGGGCGATGGCCGTGGACAGGTTGTACACCTTCTCCTGTGCCTCGTTCTCAACACTGTAAAGGCTGTTTGTCTCGATCCAATCCAGTAAGGCGTCCGTGGGAAGCGCCTCATCCTTTTTGATCACGAAGTCGGATCCCCTGCAGGTTCTTCCATCAATGATTGGGGGTTCTATGGATCTCAACGGTGCGATATTTCCGAACCGGGGGTATTTGCCTCTTCTTTCGGTCATGTTGGTGGTGGTTAGAACATAGAGGATCTCCTCCACTTTTTCATCCGCGGCATTGATACCACCAAACGGGGTGGCGGTGCTGACAATACGCGATAACTTTCCCCGGGATCCAGAGTCCCGTTCTGCGGTCGTTACCTCGAATACCTGCGCCTCATCGATAAGATGGGTAACCTTGTTGAATTTTCTCAGTGCGCGCAGGTTCTCGGTTAGGATCCGGCAGAATTGTGCAACTTGATTCTTTTCGCTGGCGGCTTTGCCGGAGTCTTTGTACTCGATCTTTTTCATCTTGTAAGTCCCTTTTAATGTTAGTTTTAATCTGTTCATCATATGTTTTTTTTAGTCACTTCGTGAGAATGGTCGTTACCGTGAAATCTCGGGTATCATCCGATTTATGGGTCGAGTCCACGATAGAGAAGATCTTTGCGCCAATGGCCCTATTCCTGTAACCGCCGCGAAATGCAGGGTCGGACTGCCGATATCTCCACAGTACAAAGTACTGACCCCGGTAGGGCGCCAAAACTGGAGTGATTTCAATCCGGATGCTGTTGGCCTTCCTGGTCACGCCGGTGTTGATCTCCTTCTCGATTTTCCCCACACCAGGAAAAGCCTCTCTTCATGGATATCCTCGGTGTTCAACGGTGTAAGTTCGTCCTGCATGATTATCCAGGTAACACTAATGTCATTTCCCTCTCGAATTTTTTTCATATGTTTTTTTTTTAAATACGTCAGGTTTAAAATAGCTGCCTCAAACTCGCGCAACCTCGTATTTCATTCATTGCCCGAAGGGTGGCGGTTGTAAGCCTTATAGTCTCCCGGGTGAGAGGGTCCTTGTGACTTTTAAAACCCCTGCGCGCGGCTTCGTACCGGTATCGTGTGGCCTCATAGAGATCTACTTCGCCTTTCCGGAATGCGGTCCAGCCATCGTAAAAGCCGTCGCGGTACCGTTTCTCCCATAACTTGGCGATCTCGGACTCCAGCCCTTTCCACTTTGCAATCTCGATCATACAGACGTCTGAAATATGTCTGGCAGGAAAATAATCGATCACTGGCTGGCCGGTGATCGGATCAATCTGGCGGCTCCAGTCTTCGGCCTCACCATCGCGGACGAACTGCGCCGCTTGCCCCGGCGTGATCAGCCTCTGCGCTGCGAAAAATACAGCCTGGGCAAAACCCCTGCAATACGCGCGCTCCCCTTTTTGCATCACAATGCGGCGAATAGTACTAATCTGTTTCATACCCATCAATTTTTAATGTTTAAAGTCTTATTTTACGCGTGCCGGGGCGGACTGGCGCGACGCTCTTTTTCGCTTCACTTTCACATCTTCGTCCACTTTCGAAAATATAAATATGTGCCCGGTCTGTGATTCCCAGATGTCATTCCAGCGAGTCTCCTCCACATGTGTGAGGGCGAAATTTTTGATCCATTCTTCTTTTAGTGTCATAATTGTTATGTTTAGATGTTATTTCAGAGGCATTATTACATTATTACATTATTACATTATTACAGGCCTCTATATAGAATATGCATTTTAAAGGATTTATTTTTAAAAAAAACATGTTTATATCTTTATTTTAAGCTGTACATAGAGAAATTTTTGTAATTTGTAATAATATATCATAATACATTGATTTATAATATTATAATGCCTTACAAATATCTGTTTTGTTTTGTAATATTCTGTAATATTGTAATATTTTTCGGGGGGTGTTGTTTACGCCGTTCCCTTTTCATTTTGTAATATTTGTAATATTTCCACTGTTTCCTTTTTATTTTGTAATATTTTCAACTCACTTTTTTTCGAAGCCTCTAACTGATTTTCCGTTGAGGGTTAACACAGCATCTTTCCAGTTTCCCATGCTCCGCACGATCTTGCGGATCCTCTTTGCGGGAATGTTGTCGGGGACTCCGAATTCCCCAAGGGCATACCGGTATATTTGCTCGACGGTCACCTTTTCACGAAGCACCCAATCCGACTTGTCGGCGACGAAGTCATCAGACAACCCAGGGTTACCCCAGTAGTCGGGCGGTGCCGGCGTTTCGAGAAAAGCGGCGATCGTGTCCTCCCAAGCGTCCTTTTCCCGGTGTTGCTCCTGCATGGCGTTGGCGAACGCCTCCAGCTTCGGATCATCCAGGTAAAGAGCTTCACCGGCTTTGTATATTTGAACCGCTTCGGCCCATATCTGGTCAACTTCCAGGGGCAAATCATCCTTCACGTTCTTTTCGGGTTTCCGTTTATTGGCGACAACCGGCCAAAATCTGCGATTACCTGTGCTATCGGAAAGGAAGTCCACGTTATTCGTCGTTCCAATGAAAATACACTGCCTTGGAAAATATCCCTTCTCCTCCTTGTACGCAAGTCTTGCCTCATCCTGGCGGGTGGATATAAAGCTCTTGATCGCGTCGGCGTTTTTTCCGTACAGGGCTGCCAGCTCCGGGATTTCCATTATCCACACACCCAGCAACTGCTCGATGTCCCGCTTATCACCGCGCCCGGAGAGGTTGAAATTATCGCTGTACCAGCCCCGGCCTTCATGGTCGGCATAGCCAAGGATCTGCACCAGCATACTTTTATAGATCCCCTGCGGGCCTACTATTACCAGAACATAGTCGACTTTACACCCCGGCCGGAAGATCCTTGCCACTGCCGCCGCCAATGTTTTGCGGGTCACCGCCCTGATATACGGATTATCCTCCGTCCCCAGGTAGTCGATAAGTAAGGTCTCGACCCGTTTGACGCCATCCCACACCAGTGTGCTGAGATGATCCCTTATAGGGTGGTAACGCTGGCGGGAAAAAACGTTGCGTAACGCTACCTTGATTACACGTTCTGACGTTATTCCCCAATACTTCTCCATGTATGCCAAAAGTTCGGCATAGTCAAAATCTGACCAGATTCCCAATTCAGTTTTTGACTTAGGCCATGGAGGCACACCTGTAACGTCATTGGTATGGGAGAAATCATTGTGCGATAACCGTGCAGATTTCAGCCGCTGGTCGTTGGTGAGTATCAGTTCAGTATTCTCGATAGTCTGTGAATAGGTTCCATTTTTTTCTATCTTCAGCTGCGTGATCCACTCGTCGTTTTCCCCTTCATCTCCAACCGGATCCTCGGAAGCGTCGCCGAAGTCGCCCAGTGCGGACTGCAAACGCTCCCTGCCCAGTGTCATTTTCACTTTTTCGTCATTGGTTGCAAACTCCTGCATGGCGATGTATGAGGGTATTTTTGGGGCTGGCGTTCCGGGTTTCACATTCTCATCCAGTTGGCCGAACAGGTGGATCCTGACCAGGTCAAACGCATTATGCAGCTTGCCTCCGCCGGCAGGGTCGGTACCATGGTGCGAATAGGCCCACTTGTCCTCATATGTGATCAAGCCGCCGGCAGTAGATCCTGCCTGGTAGGTATATCTGTTTTCTCCAATCTCACATTTTTGGTAAATATCGGACAGGTGTGTCTCGATAGCTTCATGGATGTCATAGGAACGGCAGAACGCTCCTACAATACCGTGCTTCCCAACTGGATCACCCGCTTTTTTCTTCTCTCTTGTAATCACGCTCTCAGTGCGGGAGCTTACAGGCCACTGTGCGGGATCCTGCCAGTTATCATATTCTGCAAGAATTGCATCGGGATCCAGCCACTTACCGTCCTGATACCTGAAATAGAATTCCCCATCAACGGATGTGGATGGCCAGTACATAAGGCGTTCGGCTTCATACGTAGTATCATCGAAGGCATCAATTCCGATAGCAAAGGCTACTTTCCGGGATATCGCTTCATATTCTGTCGCGCTCACTCGCCGACTCAACGGGATCACAAGCCTCAGCCTGTTCCTCTCAGGGGTATGCTTGTGCGTCGAGTACACGCACGCCGCACAGTCGTACATCAGCCCGAAGGTGTCCCAAAGATCTGAGCCCGGAGTATCGGCATCCAATGTTAGTATACTTCTCACCGATACGTTTCCCGCTTTACGGCGGCCATCTTTCAATATTCCACCGACGAAGCCTCCCACGTCCTTGATCACGTCCTGCTTGGTTTTCGGCATCGCTGCGTATTCTGCCTGTGTCTCTGCGGTACGCTTTGTTTTGGATAATCTGTCGAGCACAACGGACCAAAGCTCCTCTCTGTTCTTCCAGTGCAGCTCCTTCCTCGACGCCCCCGTCGCTATGGGGAGAAGTCCGTCGTTCTTAATTTTCATAGCATCTTCTTTTATTTCGCGTGAAGGCATGACGGATCTCACCCCAACCCGCACAGGGCGGGAGAGTGTCACCTCATTAAGAACTTCACCTGTGGAATCTGATCTGTTCATCATCTTTTGGATTTTTTACATTTTTCGTCTTGCGGACTGCCTCACTGATTCAGTTACGGTATTTTGTCTTTTTGCCAGTCGGTCCTCCACCCAGCGGTCCAGGTCTTCGACATTGAAAACGATCCTCCGAGCACCAAAACGTGAAAATGGAATAGTTTTGTCCATGGTGTTCTTGTACACTGTGCTCTTGCTGATAGGTACACCGGACTCGTTCAGGTACGCGACAGCCTCGTCCAGGTTAAGCCTCTTTTTCTCCGGTGCACGGAGCTTCAGGGCTTTCTCGACCGCCTCTTTCATGATCCTGTCGAGTTCGGATCTTTGGAGTACTACCAAATCGTTTATCATATGGTTATTATTATTTTCTGTTGCAAAGAAATTGGATAAAACCATATTAAACAACTGATAACCAATGGAAAAAGCGACCTTTTTAGGGGTCGCTTTTAGGTCGCACGGGGTCGCTCCTTTATGGAGCATTTCATCACTGTTATGTTTTATCAGGGTCGCATATTTTTTCGATTATTAATTTTAAATTGTCTAAATCTGTCGACTCTCGCGTGCTCTGTATGTTCTCATCTGGCCTGCAAGGATCTCCTTTTTTGTTGACAAAGAACTGCCATCCAATTTGTTTTATAGCACCCTTTTCCGTCATATCAGCGCGCTTCAGGGCCACACAAAAGTATCTTAAAATCTGCTGATTCTTTAACCATGTCAGCGGTTTGTAGAGGCTCGGCCGGATACCCTCTCCACTGAACAGCATCCGGAAATGTTCCATATCTCCCGATATGTACTCCCCGTTTAGCGCTTCAAATAGATCTCTGATCTGTTCATTGGTCAGTGTCCTGAATAGATTTTCACCCACCTTGCGCTTTCCGTGTAAGGCTCGGAGCGCATACAAGTCGAACATGCCACCATATATGAAAACGTCTTCCCACTTTTCGATAAACTTATCGCTGGCTTTCACACCTAAAATTTCTTTGATGGCTTCAACTGTTTCAATAAGATTTAAACCGTCCTTTTTAATCTGTTTATCAACAGTATTCGATTCTTCAACTTCTTCCTCAAAGTCTTTAATAGCACCCAAATTTTTGTATTGATATAACAGTTTTTCAAATGATCTTTCCCACAATTTAACTCTGAGTTGTTCATCTGGTACTAAAGCAAGGAATGCGATCAGATCATCGATATCTCCGTAAAGAACTTTTCCCATCCCCCTGAGAGGTTCATTGTTGCTAATTACTGTCATCTTATATCGCTTTAAAGTTGAAATTCATTAAGTTTTCACTGTAGCTTTTACCCGGGTTGAGCAGTTGCGAGTTTATCTCGCGCCGTTTCTTCGGTGTTATGTTGACGTAGCCCGCCGTAACGTCTTTTTTAGTGCTGTGGCCGACCATCTGTTTAACCACAATCGGGTTGGTCAGTTCCTCCCCAACCAGGTGCGTAATGTAGCTGTTCCGGGTGTACGATGTAGTCAGATCCTCGGTAATCCCCAGCTGTGCCGCTATCGCTTTTAACGCCGTGTTTATCGGAGCCAGCGCCAGGCTTATCGCGCCCTTTATCCTGGCCTCGTTCCTTGCTGTAGGTTCGATGCCGTTCAGGAACGGAAAAATATAACCTCCTTGGTCTTTATTCCCGTGCCTGGTGATGATCTCCATCATCGGTGGAAGGATCGGAGCGAATATCGGCGACTGGTTCTTCATCTTCGCGATAGTTTTCTTCCGGTAGAACTGAATTTCGCCGGTGGCCGGGTTGATATCCTTGTACCGTAACCTGCAAAGATCCCCGAAGTTCAGCCCGTTGCAGTAAAACATGAAAACAAAAACGTCCCGTGCCAGTGTCAGGGCGGGCTGCTCTGTTTCAAAGAGCTCGATCCGCCATATCGTTTTTATGGGAAGCGCTATGCTCCTTCGCCCTCCTTCGGGGATGAGGTACTTCCCGCCGCTTTCTCCGAAGGGGTATCTGTTTCCGGATAGATAGGGCTTCCCGGCTTCTTTGTTATTCACCAGTGCCCGCAGTGTCCGCATGTACATGCCTATCGAGTTGTCGGAGAGTTCTATCTCTCTCCAGAATTCCTCACAGTCAGATAAGAATTTCGGGGTCAGCTCGCTGAACTTGATTTCCGCGGATAAATTCAGTACTTCTCTTCCGGCGGTTTTATGTT